AAGCGGGGAAGATTTCGGCGATAGTGATTTTAATACTGATCTATCAAATCTTAATTTAGATCAACAAGCAAAACTTGAATTACCTTGTCCACGACCCGGATCACCCCCGCCCGGCGCACCGTCAAAGCTAGGGAATAAAGTTGTTTTACGCTATGAAAAGAACGGTGAATTATGTGAAACTATTTATCAAGATAGAGCGTTATTTGATGTTATTAATTCATACGTGCCGCCCCCTACGACTTTGGCTTCAACGGCGTTAATTGCTACTACTTCCGTTGTAATGGTCACGGCTTTTGGGCAACCGTTAGCAAAGTTCTTACAGGGCAAAATCAAAGGACAAGTTAAATCATTTAGTAAAAAAATAACAAAGAAGTTATTAGCTATACGTGGTAAAAAACCTAAGACCCTTTCTGTTTCTGAACGTCGGAAGGCTCAACGTGATCGATAGAGTGCTTGTGTTCAATTAATACCCCGCTAGGCGTAGTAAGCAAGACGTCAGAGCAGACAACAAAGCTAGGGCTATCCTCTGCGAATACATAGCCAAGTTTTTTCTGAGCCGCGCAATGCTTAAGCCTACTAAGTGAATAATCTAATTTTTTTGCTTTGACTGCCATATCTAAAAATTCAACTCTTTTTTGCATTGCTTGTTTGCATCGTTTAACGGCTTCCCTATCTAATGGCATTGCAATAGTCGCAGTTATACCAAAATTCCTAGATAAATTATTTTTGGGTTGTCCCGTTCGTACGGGTTTTTGAAAGAGGACAGATCCGGGGTTAAGTAAATTTCCATCGCCATCAGTTGAATCGTCATAAATATTTTCCATGTAATAAGGTTCATATGGATCTTTCCAACTATTCACATTTGCGACAAAGGGGTTAACGGTTAGCGTTGTACCGCTGCATCTAATCCCGTCGCCTAATTCTTGATACATAAAAGAGCCTGTCTGGACTTGAATACCTTGGTTAACTACTGACCCTTGACTAGAGCTGGAAGGAGAGGCGACAACAGTAGAGTTAGCATTAACTTGTTTACAATTAAAGGTTAAAAGTAAGAGTATTAAATAATATTTTTTCATTGTAGAAAAACACTTACACTTTCAACGATGCTTTCAGTAGTAGTTGTTCTATTGATGTTGGTGACATTCGATAATGATGGAGCAAGTAGGCTTTCGGAAAAATTAAAAGATCCCCCCGGTGTTGTTAGTTTCCAGTCAGGTTTTGTTGATGCGTCTACGCCTGTCCATTGAAAAGTAACCCCGTCTACTGTTTGAGCATTTAACAAAGTTGCTTTAGGGCTAATCATGTCACCATTTATAGGCTCTATCCCTGTCCCTGAAACGGTGTATTGGTACCCACTTGTATAATCAACCGATACGATATTTTCTACTACTACAGATTTAACCTCTTGCCTAGAATTTAAAGTACCTGAAGAGAACGAAGGCGTCACAACATTTGCATTTGCCTTAACACCTAACAGCAGAAATAGAAGTAAAAGCTTATTTAAGGACACTTAATTCAGATACAGTCTGCAAGACAACATCACTACCCGGCCCGCCGCCTGTTCCTGTAACTAAATGTTCAGACGTTAATGTGATTGATCCCGGTGTATGGCCTCCAGCTCCCGTCGTAGTCGTTGTCCATGCTGGCAGCGATCCAACTGTACCGCTAGAAACCGTTGTTGCACTTGGTATGGCGTCGCCTAACTGGAACGATTCAGCAAAAGACCATGCTGAACCCTCAGTGTGTACGGCGTAAGTTCCGAGTTTATGACCAGCCGCGGCAGTACCAGATTGAACGTTTAGCCCTCCGAAGGTTGAACCATTAGCGCTAGAGACTTGAATATTTGTACCTGATGCGCTGTAAGTACTAGGCCCACGCACAGAAGTTGAAAAGGCATTATCAAGGCTTGTTTGACCTGATGTAGTTATGCGATGAATAAAGTTCGCATTTGCAGGACTAGCAGCCAAAAGGAGAAAGGGGATTAGTAGTCGTTTCATGTCAATTTGCCTGTTTCTGGGTCTATAGGACGTTGGGTGATTTCGTCAGTGGCAAGACGTTCTTGTCTTGGTTGAATAGGAATAATTTTAACCCCTGTTTCAAATCTCATTGTTGTTACTGAACCGTTAGCGGCTTCTGCTTTTCTTTTTTCCTCTTCTGCTTTATAAGTTCCATCACCTTTTTTTGACGCAGTAGTAATATTAAAACTTGCGAGAACTCCTGTGAATACTGAAGCTATGAACGTTGGATCTATTTTCTGTTGAGGTATTCCGGGGATGGAAACGTAATTTAATGTGAGGATGGCTCCTGACCAGCCTAAGACGACAATTTTTATTAGGGTTGTAATAACGACGGCTTGTTCTTCTTTATCATCTAACCCCTCTTTTAACTTTTGTAGAGGATTCTTTTTTGTTTCCTCTGGTGTTTTTGTTGGTTGTTCAGCCATCAGCGTTTACTTGCTACGCAGTAATAGTAATATACCTAAGCTAATTGTTTGTAGTAATGAGTCAACCCTTGTCTATCTGGGAGAACGCAGCCCGTACTGAATTAATGGAGAAATTATATTTTTTAGACGGACGACATAATAATCCGTCACATCCTCACGCAAATACGTTTACAGGTTTAGGCGTAGAGATACAAATAAGAAACAGAGTCAATAAGGAAAAAGAAATTGCTGAAAAATGGAATAACTTACTAGGAAACCAATGAATGAAGTAATAGCCGCCTGTATTGGTGCCGTAGTCTCTATTTTCTTATTCACCCTTAGCATTATTGTTAACAGGAAAGATAAGGACGTAAGGGCATTGTTTAAGCGGGTAGCGTTGCTAGAACAGAAGATCGCAGCGCTTGAAGGGACACAAAGAAATAAGAATTGGCGTAATAGGTAGACACTAAAAAACCCCTAGCGTCCTCTACAACTCCAAGGGTTTAATAGCTATCCAATAACCAAAATGCTAATACTTGCGAAGGGGGTAAACAACAAATTTATTCTACTTAAGATGTGACATTTCATCATTGATATATCTACTTATTATTACTGCCTTTGAATAGTGCGCGGATATACCTGATAAGTCCCTTAGCTGACGACTAGACATATACATCGCATTACGCCGCCATGCCTCTACACGATCCGTAGGACTGCGATAAACGAAGCCTGAACTTAACCAATCTAAAAAGCGACGCATTAGACTTACTATGCTTGCGTATTGTCAATATAGAGATATTTTTAGTTTGGGTCAGCGTTTGGAGTGTTCCCCATCACCAGTGAGAAAGGTTGGCTGGCCCACAATATTAACAGACAAAAAAAAGAGCCTTTCGGCTCAGGTGTTATTTCCAAAGTTCTTTAATTTGCTTAGTAGTTGCGAAGTGGTAAACGGCGTTGTCTTCAAAACGAACAACAGTAAAGCGATAACCGTTTAATTGCTGAGAAGTTTTGCCGCCATCTACAACACCGAAACCGTTTTCTAAAGCTTGTAGTTGAATTTTCATTGGAAGAGTCTCCTCTTTGTGTATGTTCTAATTATATACTGGGGTTGACCCCTACGTCTACATAGTAACAATTAATTAACAATTGAAATGTCGGGGGATGGATCACGCCAATTACGTGCCTTGTATTTCCCTCACGGGTGTTTTATTGCAGGCTCCCCGACGTTGGGATTAATCGTCAACAGGGATCGAATCAAGGCTTTCATCCCAATTTTCGAGAAGCCATCCGTAGCTGTTTAAAAGACTTTCATCATCAAGTTTCAAATAGTCATAGCCAACAGAAGCATCACCTAAAAATATTGAAATTTTACATCTTTTGAAGATCTTGTTTCTTGTTTCTTGACTTAGTTTTTTCATAGTAATCATTGATATAAAAGCGAAGAAATAAAAACCCCCTAGAGAAAGGGGGCGCGGTAATTAAAAGATAAAGGCGGCTGAAAGAGAAATCGCAAAGGCGTAAAACAAAAATGTAGTTGCTTTTTCTTGGCGGTTTAACTTGGCTTGTAATCCTTGAGTCTCGTTTAAGCTTTCTCTCATTTGCTTCGCCTCTTTAAGTAGAGGATGATATGGCATTTGAGAAAGTGAAGAAGAAGTCATTTAAAACTTTTGCAATTGGGTGTCTCTCGACTTCTTTAATATATATCAGGGGTAGACCCTTGTCAATTATGTCTAAGTAGAAACAGTAAGTTTTTCTAAATCTAAAACCCTTTGTAGTGGTATCGCTGCAACTTGAGGCACAATGCTATTTCCTAATGCCTTCAATCTTTTAGTTCTGTCCAGCCCAGAGGGAACCCCATTAGAAGTTCTACAAAATGACGGGTTTAATACTCCATTCTCTCCAATCTCCTTTGAGTTCGTGAGGTGTGTTTCGCCATGTGTATGTATTCTTGCCGCCATTTCTGTCTCTAAATATTTCTTGTGTTCTAGCTTTGCCATATTTTTCGATAGTCTCATTTCCATTCCCTTCGCTGCCCTTGGTGTTGGTAGTAGTGGATATTTCTTGGTTGGTATCCCTATTTGTTTGCAAATCCCTTCCTTTAAACTGTCCCCGTAACCGTGACTTGTACTCCCCGGTTCGCTCGCTTTGATTGTAGGCAATAAGCCACCAGCGATCTCTCTGGTGACAGGCTCCTTTAATAAACGTCGCTGGTATGCAACACCATTCACAGTTATACCCTGCCTCGGCCAAGTTTCCGAGAACGATTCCAAGTCCTCTAGAAAGGATTGCTGACACGTTTTCCAAGACGACGTATCGCGGCTGTAATAAGCAAATGATTCTATAGAGTTCGTACCACAAACCAGATTGTGAAGTCTTTGTGATCCCTTCGCGCTTGCCCGCATTTGAGATTGATTGGCAAGGAAATCCCCCACAAATAACGTCTGCTGAATATGGTTCGGGGTTGTAGGTTCTGATGTCATGGAATTGTTCGACATGGGGCCAATGCTTTTTTAATACCTTTTGACAAAATGGTTCACACTCGACAAATGCAACTGTTTTAAATCCTCCAACTAATTTTTCCGCCGAGAAACTAAAACCGCCAATACCGCTAAAGGTGTCGATAAGTCTAAGCGTCATGGTTGACTACTTAGCGTGATAGATGCACCCGGACTTTCACCTGTGTCGCAATATCTTTTACTTGCTGCCCATTTAATAATCTGTGAATCATCCCTAACTAATCCTGATTGTTGTATCGAATCACCTATTGACCTTATTAATTTATCCGTATCACTTTTAGTCGTTTTATATCTAGGAGCGCTAGGCCTTAATCCTTTTTTCCCGAAATGCGCTTTAGGTCGCATAAAACGAAATTCACAACTAACAGCAAAAGCGCAATCAATTTCCCAATCATCAGGTCGAGCTGATAACAAATAGGTCATCACATCTTGTCGCCAAGATTTCAATTCTTTATCGTTGCTATAAGCGACTCCAAAAGGCGTTCTTTTGATTGATCCCTGAGCGACAGGAACCCCAACAACATCAACACTAATTATTTTCATTTTTCCTCCAATGTTTAATAAGTGTTTTTAGTTCAATAATTCGCCTTTCAGCGGCTTCGATTTTTTCTTGTCTATTCATCTTTTGATTTATTCCGAATTGTCCAATGAAAAGTTGGGTCGTTTCGTCTTGCGGGCCCGTCTTCCCTTTCTGTCTTTTTTTGATCGTCTAGTTCTTCTGTCATTTCAACTTCTAATCTTTGTAAGCGCTCAGAATAATTCCACTTACCTTCACGCCTTACCCTTGTCGCAATAACTCCAAAACTCTCGAAAATACCTTTGATCCTTCCATCCTTCCGATGTTCTTCCAGTTCATCCTTAAGAACAGACTCGGCGGCTGTAAGTGTTCTGATTTCTCTTTTAATCTTTGCTAGTTCAGCAAGGATAAGATCAGGGCTGTTTAATACTTCGCTACTGAATTGCATCATCGTAATCAACGTCAGGGTATTGGGTTAGGTTGTTTTCTTCGTTGTTTTGCTCGTTTGGAAGGTGGTAATTGTATTCAGCGATATATCTGGCGTTGCTTAACATCAAAGGATCATCGAAATTCTTTAACCACTCTTGAGTTTTTTTTTGCTCGTCGTTGTAATCCTCAGTTTCCATAGCTTCTAACCTGATAGTCCTTATAGGCTTCTTTACCATAGGCCTGCGTAGAAATAGTAACTGTATCAACAGCAAAGACCGACGGATCAGGATAAGAACTAACGCTATTGGTAAGAGAATTAACCCCGTACAAAATAGGCGCAGAGATCGCCAAAAGGAAGATGGCTTTTGTAAGTTCGTACATTGTTTTTGTTTCATTGATTTGATAGTGCCAATGGGTCAACCCTTTGTCAATACTTAGGCGTAGTAAATAAGGATACTTGTTTTGGTTCCTTTAGATCAGGCAGCTCCCATAAATGTTCTGCCTTGCCATACATACCCTTTACCTGACGTTCCGTTTTAACAATACGGCCTGAATTAGTTAAATCAGTTATTGCCCGCCTGATCGAAGTAATCGGACAATTCAAACCTGACTGACTTAATACCATTGACGGACTTAGTGGTTCATTCCTCTTTTGAAATAGAGCAAAAATAAGATCCTCTTGTTTCCTTGTTTTCTTATTCGATTCAGTAAGCGCGGAGCCTACTTCTTCAATAGTGTTGTAATAGCTCATTTTAGAAACCGTAGATTTTGTTTTGTTGGTGGAAATAGATTGATCTAGCGCTTTGATATAAACCTCGGTATTCCTCTAGATCGCTAAAAGTATCTGTATCTACGCCGTATTGATGCGAATAAATAACCATACATTCATCAACCCATAAATGCTTATAGTTTTGATAAAGCAGGTCTAAATATCCCCCGAATTGCTTATGCAATTTTGTTGATGACTCTTTGCTAAAAGTTACCTTTCCCGTTTTTTCGTCTTTCTTCGCTTTCCTTGTTTTTAGGTCAACCAAGATAATTTTATTTGTCTCTTTATGTACAACAAGCGCGTCAAGCTTTCCGGCGATCCAATGCTTTCTGTCGCATAATTCCAGTTCTACAGCAATCGGGATAACCTTTGACCAATACCTATATTCAACTAATTTACTAATCCATTCTTCATAGGGGCTTTGTGTTCCTGCGTGACCTGTATTAAGAAACCGTTCTAAACAAGCGTGAACGTGCGTCCCTCTTTTGGCCCCGTCCTCCATATTCTTATTAACGAAATTATTTCTTCTAGGATTAATGACCTCAGTAACGGAAAGCGGAAAAATCCGTTTGCTGATCTTGTCAAAATATTTATGATCACTTTCTCTAAAAATCAGGTTTGGATCTGGCGGCAACCTTTTTGATTCCCTTAGATTTTTGTATGCCGTTGGATTGAACGATGACATCATGGCGTAATAAATTCACGTGTGGTTTTAGTTTTATTTCTGGGTAATATTTCGCTGCTGTTTCTCTTAAAAGGGCTGAACTTGGTGATTCTTTGTCAATATCTTCAACGGTAATTTTGCCGTCTTTAAGTAATCTAAATAATATTTTTTGTGCGCTTTCAGGTGTCGCAACTCTTACTAAAGATCTTTTCATATAGCAGCCGCGTATGACGTGCCATATTTTGCGTAAGTCTTATCACGTTCGTAATTACTTTTTGCCTCGTTAATTTGTTCCCCATGTAAAACTCGGTAATACTTTCCGGGGCGCACTCCTTCGACGGCTGGTTGATAAGTGCAATAAAATCCTTCGTTGTCATACATGCCTACTTGGCAAGGGCCGCAAAGTTGAAATCCTTGCATTTCCCATTTCCCCGGATCAGGCTTTTCTGTGAATTGATAGGACGTTGATTGCCCCGGTTTATAGGCTTTAGGGGTCATGGGCCAAACGTACCGATTAGCCTTTTCAGGGTCATAAAGCTTTGAATAATTCATAGGACTGTTACCCCCGGAATTATCTGCTTCGCCTTAGCAGGCGTATGTTGCTCAAGCAAAACGACGAACTTTTCATCTCTAAGCCATCTGTAACAGTC